GAACTAATTATTTATTTAGACTGTATAGATTTATTTACAAAAAAAGATTTTGAAGCTGGTGTTTATACTTATAGCTGGAATAATCGTAGGTGGAATAAATTAATACAAAATGATTGGATAAAAGTGTGGAGATATAGAAATAGAACTACACAAAAATATAATATATATCAAATTTCATTTAAAGGTAAACAGCTTATTAGTAGAATATATAGAATAATGCTTGGTTTAGATGACATACCTATGAGTGAAAGAAGAAATAAAATAGTTGCTGGTAATAGTTATATGGATAAAGTAATGTATCAAGCAATGTATAATGTAAACAAAGATAAAGCAAGATAATATGTCTGATTTTAGTTCAATGAATACTACTCAATTAATGATTGAAGCTAACAGATTAAGAAAAAAACTTAAAAAAAGAAGAGGTGGTTTTGGATTTGATAATACACCAGACGCTTTAAGTAGATTATTTGGAAGAAGCTCTACTATGGGAGGTGATTTAGCTGGTAGATCTGTAATGGGTGCAATAGCTAGAAAATTAGATAAATCTAGAAATAGATATGATGCTTTAATGGCAGAACTTAAAAAAAGAAAAGGTAGTTCTACGGCGCCTCAAGCAGAAACAATAGATGTAGGACCTCAAACAAATGTAGGTGTTATGGCAGGACAAGATCCTAATGCGGCTTCTACAACAAGTTCTAATGTTTTACAACCATTAATGCCTAACGCAGTAAATAGACAACAAATACAACCCGGAGGAACAGGTGAATTAAATGAAGGTACAGATTTAATAACACCAATAGATCCAAATGCGCAAAAAGGATTTATAAGTCAAGAAGAACAATTTGGCAATGTAAACGCTTTAAATCCTATGATGCCACCAAATCCATTTGATCCTGACGCAACCGGAATAAACAGCTTATATAACTAAACTTAAAATATGAAACAATATAACTCACCACTACGCATGTTAGAAGATAAAGCTCACACACATGCATCAAAGAAAAACTCTGTTGGTATTGTAGGGGAAACTCATATATGGGACGGACCTTTAAATCAAGCAGGAAGACCACATGGCATGGGCAGTAGCTCAGGAGCTAGAGGTATGAAATTAAAATTAGGGGCTGTGCCTTATGAAGCAGGTCCAATAACACAACGTGCAAAAAGAGGATAATCATGGCATTTAAACAAAATAGAAACCCTTTTGGTAAAAGTCCACTAAACTTTAACTCACCGTTAAATAGCTTCGATAGTTTAGTAGGTAAACTAATGAATCAGGGTAAGTCAAAAGAAGCTGCAACTAAAATTGCTGGTAAAGTAGCTAATATGAAAATGAAAGGCGCTGGTTCAGGGCCAACTGCTGCTCAAAAAGCAAGAGCTAAAGGTTCACCAGCTAAACAAGCTAAACCAGACTTTTTAGATTTAGATAAAGATGGTAACACAAGCGAATCAATGAAGCAAGCAGCTCAAGATAAAAAAGGCTCTCCAGCTAAAATGCATGATGCTGATAAAGTTAAAAAATTAAAAAGCGAAATTAGTATTTTAAGAAATGATCCTGAAAAAGCAGTTCAAATGGGACTAAGTACTGAAGGTCAAGGTGGTATTGATTACGAGGCTATCTCACAAAGAGAAGACCAAATTAAAGCAGAGCAAGCTAAACATGATAGAAAGAAAGAAGGTAAAGAGTCTCCAGCTAAAATGAAGTCACCAATAGAAAAAGAACTAGTTGGTAAACAAAAGAATTTACCTGAAGGTTTAAAGAAAGCTATTGAAGCTGCTCCAGAAAGCCCAGCTAAACTTGCAAAACCAAAAAAGAAAAAACCACCAAAAGGTAAAATTGAAATAACTGGTAAAGATGGTAAACCTAGACTTATAGATGATCCAAAAAAACCAAGAGGTAGAAAGTCTCCAGCTAAAATGAAAGACAAAAAAACAGGTAAGTCGCATGCTGAAATGAGTGGAAAAGAAGCACATAATCACAGAATGGTTTACCACGTAACAAAAAAACCTGATTCAAAAAAACCAGAAAGGAAGCCTAGTAGACCTGAAGCTAGTAAAAGAGTTGCTGATCAGTTAAACGCTAAAGATCCAATAAAAGGCTCACCAGGCAAGATGAAGTCTCCAATGAAAAAACATCATGGATCTCTTAGAGGCGGAGCTGGTCAACAGATAAAGCCAAAAGATCCTAAGAAAGACGGTTTAAAACCTGGACTTGAGGGAAAAAGAGGTCCTAGGATTCCTGGACATAAACCTGAAAAACCAACTCCTCGTAAACCAGGTGGTAGAAAAATGGAAAAAAAGGGTTTAAAAAAGTTAGGTAGAGCTGCTGCAAAAGCGGCTATAGCTGGCGCTGCTGCAGGCAGTATTAAAAAAAAAACTAGTCCGTTAAACAACGCTTACGAAAATCCTGAGTTTTTTACTCCAAGTAAAAGTTCATATGGACAAGATATGGATAACTTTTTTAATACTGTAAGTAGTGCTTATGATCAAACACAAACAGATGAGAATAGATTAGAAAGAGCTACTAGAATATCAGATAAATTAAGTAAAAAGGGGAAAGCAAATCTTAGTGATCGTCAACAAAAAAGACTTGATAAGTTTAATACTGAAAAAACAAGGTTAACAGAGAAAATTGGAAGAGCTGGTTTTGATGTAGATAATCTAACAGATGATCAAATAAACGCTTTAGTTACAAGAATAAAAAATAGACCATAATAAAAATAACAAATCATGATAATTAACACAAGTTCGTATACTAGTGCAATCCCGGTAGCATTAAATGACAACATTAATATTCCGGGGCCAACAGTAAGAGCATCAGGCACAACAACAAGTTTGACTAATAACAAACTAGTTGATACTAATGCAAACTTTGTACAAGTTATAGATGCTAAAGGCAATATAACAAATCAAGGTGTACAAAGAGGGCAAATAGTATATAATATGGCTGCTATGAATACTACGTCTTGGTTAGGACCTGAAGCTGCAGAAATATTAGAAGTTGAAGATAATAATACATTAGTTTTATCTGCTAATATATTTCCTGTAACAGGAGCGCCATCAACAACGCAAGAGTATAAAATATACGATTCTAATAAGGCGAATCCAAAAGGTGCTATTATTATGGTTGGTGATAATATAGCAGGTAATAATACTAAAAGTGATGTGTTTGTAAAAACACTTGACGGTCAAGATGTTTTAGTACAAGGAGTTGCTCCAGGTGAAACATTAGACTTAGTAGTACAAAGAGTAATGGTAGGTTCAGCTGCAACGTCAGGCGCGCCTAGCACGTTAACAACGGCTGAAAAAATAACAGCATTTATATAATAATTAAAAAAAACAATTATGCATCCAATACACAAACACATGAGCAGTAGAATGTCTGCTCGTAAAGCAGATGAAAGATATGACGCTAAAGAAGCTTATAACAAAAACTTAAGCGGTAAAGCGAGATTACATTATCTTGAAAACGATATACATGATAAAGGTATGTCAATGAAAGCTCCTATGGACATGAAAGCTCCTATGGACATGAAAACTCCTATGGATATGAAGTCACCTATGGATATGGGTCACATGTCAGCGGCTAAAATGAAAACACCTATGGAAATGGGACATAGTCCAGCTGAAATGGGTCACAAATCTCCAGCTGAAATGGGTCACAAGTCTCCAGCTGATATGAGAGGTGATAGAAGAAAACCTAAAAAAGAATATTCTTTTGGTGAAAAATTAATAGGTACAGCTAAAAATATAAAAGATTATGCTACTTCTAAAATTAAAGGAAGTAAAACTCTTGACGGAATAGGAATAACTAATCCTCAAGGATTTGATTTTGTAAGAAAAGAAAATTTACAGAAAAGTAAAGCAGCTTCTAGTAGAGCCGCAAAAAGAAAAAAAGAAGGTTCTTCATTTTTTATGAAATCTCCTGTAGAAAAAGGTCATGAATCTGCGAAACAAGAAAAAAAAGATTTAATGAAATATAATCCTGTTGATGATAGAGCAGGTTCTCCAGCAGATTTAAAAAAAAAACTAGTCCGGTAAACAAGTCTCCAATGTATGACAAAGGTCATGAAGGAGATCAAGATGGACATGTGCACCCTAGAACTCAAGGTGAAGTTGATGTAATGAACAAGCATGGTCAAGCTTTAAATAAGTTTATTGGTAAAGTTAAAAAGTTTGGTCCTATGTCTGATTCTCAGATGAAGAGAGTTAATGATAAGATAAACGCTTTGCAAGGTCAATATATTAAGACTAGAGATTCTATTGGTAATGTTCACAAACAATTTGATTTAAAAAGAGATCAAGAGTTTGAAGATTTATTTGGAGACGGAAAATAAAAATATGGCTTTTAAATTAAACCCTCCGTTTAACACAAAGCAGTCACCTATATATGTAAGAGATCTTGAAGATGGTGTTCTTGGTAAAGGAAATAAAAATGGTACTATTTTAATTTCTGATAAAGTTAAACCTGAAGATCAACAACAAGTAATTGATCATGAAGAAGTTCATATTGATCAAGTTAAAAGAGGTGATCTAGATTATGACGACGATAATGTTTATTGGAAAGGTAAAGTTTATCCACGTGCTACTATGGACGAAGGTGCTAAAAATTTACCTTGGGAAGCTGAAGCATATAGAAAATCATGAGTAAAAAGAAATTCAAAGACACAACCGTTGGGCAATTGTTATTTGGTGCAGCGTCTGTAATAAATCCTACATTAGGAAATGTATTACAAGGCGTAACTTCACCAAAAGAAGCAATAGAAGCTATTACTAAAGCTGATGCTCCAACAGAAGATAAGATAAAACTACAACAATTAATCTACGAACAACAAACAAAAGAAATAGAAGCTATAACTTCAAGGTGGCAAGCAGATTCTATGTCTGATTCATGGTGGAGTAAAAACGTGCGTCCACTAGTTTTAGTATGGTGTATTGTTGTATTTTCTTTTGCAGGTATATTAGATAGTGTAGAAACCATACCTTTTCATATAAATGAATTATGGAACGATACTTTTGAAAAAGTTATGATGGCAGTAGTCTTAGCTTATTTCGGCGGTCGTACGACAGAAAAGGCGAGTAATATATTTAAAAAGTAAAAGTGAAAATTAACAAGTAACTATAGAAATAGTAATAACAATTAAAATTTAATCAAATGGCAAAAAGTGGAAAAATTAAAGATTTAGAATTAAAAAACATTAATGATCAAAATACAGCTTTACAAAAAGCAGTATTTGATATGGGTGCTTTAGAAATTGAAAAAGCGCAAGTGTTACAAAGATACGAGTCTGCATTAGAAGTATTAGAAAAAACTAAAAAAGAACTTGAATCTAAATACGGTCCTGTAAATATAAATTTAAAGACTGGTGTTTGGGAAGAAGTAATAGTTAATGAAGAACCTGCAGCAGAACAACCAACAGATGATGATGAAGACTGTGGTTGTGAAGAGAAAAAAGAAGATTGCGAAGACTGCGACGATAAAGAGTAATGACTTCAATAATAAGGAAAATCAGTATTGGTGCTGATTACAAGAATGATGCAATGCATTATTCTATAGGTCAACAAGTATATGGTGGACATATAATAAATAATATAATGTTTGATGAAAAAGATAATTCATATAACATTTATATTAAAAAACATGAAGAGGTTATGCCTTGGAAAAAATTTAATTCCAACATGGCTATATCTGTTGAATATGATTTAGAATACTAATGAATAGTATAACTGATTTTATTATAACACCTACTAATGAACGATACAACAACAAAATAAGCATAGGCGACAAAACATTAATTATTAATTCTAATGTAGAAGATCATAAAATGGTTAGTCGTCATGCTACTGTTGTTTCAGTTCCGTTAGCTTATAATCTTAATATAAAAAAAGGCGACGAAATAATAATACATCACAATATATTTAGAAGATGGTATGATGTACGTGGTAATCAAAGAAATAGTAGTCAATATTTTAAAGAAGATTTATTTTTTTGCAAACCCGATCAAATATATTTATATAAAAAAGGCGATAATTGGTTGCCGTTTATGGATAGATGTTTTGTTATGCCTATAAAAGATACTAATTATTTAAGCAATGATAAAGAGCAAAAATGTGTTGGTATACTAAAAATAGGTAATAAGGCGTTAGAAGCATACGATATTAACCCAGGAGACTTAGTTGGATATAAACCAGGTCGTGAATGGGAGTTTATTATTGATAGTAAGCGAATTTATTGTATGAAATCAAATGATATTGTAATTAAATATGAGTACAAAGGAAACGAAGAAGAATATAATCCAAGCTGGGCGAATAGCAATTAAAGAGTTAATTAAAGTTGCTAAAGA